ATTTAGAAGAAGCTGAAAAAGAAGCAGCAGAAAAACAAGCTAAGTTAGATGAAGAAGCATTAGCTAAAAGAAAAAAAGCCTACGAGAAGTATTTAGCATTTAGAAATAAATTAGTTAAAAGACAAGAAGACTTTGATGACAAGACAGAAGAAGAAAAACTTGCAAGGCAAAAAGAAAGAGATTTAAAAGAATTAGCAGCTTTAAAAGTTTCAAGTAAAAAGAAAGCAGAAGCAAGATTATTAATAGATAAATTCTATGCAGATAAGTTTTTAGAACTTGAAAATAAAAAACAAGCAGAAGCTAAAAAAATAGAAGAAGCAGCAAGACTTGCAAGAGAGAAAAAACGAAAAGCAGAACAAGCAAGAATAGACAACCAAGAAGTTGAAGATCAACTTAATTTTTTACAGAAAAAAGAAGATTTAGAAAACGAGTATTTAAATAGTTTTCTGGATAGGCAAACGCAAGAAGAAAATGCAGTTCAAGACAAGTATAATAATTTAATTCAAAAAGCTATTGAATATGGTGAGGACACTAAAATACTTGAAGATGCAAGACAGGGAGAGTTAAAAGCCATAACAGATAAGTATGATCAGCAGCAAAAGGAAAAAGATCAAGAAATTGCAGAAAGAAATTTACAATTTACTATAGACTCTTTAACACAAGCTACTAATGTTATTTCTCAATTTGCTTTAATGAACCAAGAAAAGTTTGATACTTTAAACGCTGGTGTAATAGAACAACAAGAAGAGTTAAGTCAAAAAATATTAGATAATGAAAATTTAACTAATAAACAAAAAGAACAACAGATTGCGCAACTAAACGCAGTTAAACAAAGAGAGTTAGATGCAAATAATAAAAGAGCAGAAAAAGCATTTAAAGCTCAGAAAGCTGCAAGTATAGCCTCAGCATTAGCTTCAACATATTTAGCAGCTGTTCAGGCTTATCAATCACAGTTTGTGCCAATTCCAGACCCAAGCTCACCAATTAGAGGTGGTATTGCTGCTGGTTTAGCTGTTGCTGCTGGTTTAGCTAACGTTGCTCAAATTAAAAAACAAAAATTTGAAGCTGCTTCTTTTTCACCTGCGCAAATACCAAGTCAAAGCGTTTCTTCTGGAGGTGCTGGAGCTGGTAGCGGAGCAGGAACATCACCAAGTCAAGCACCAAGTTTTAACGTAGTAGGTCAATCTGGATTTAATCAAGTATCTATGGCTTTGGCAAATCAACCACCAACACAAGCTTATGTTGTAGCTGGTGACGTAACAACTGCACAACAATTACAAAACAATACAATACAACAAGCAACATTTTAAAATAAATACAATGGATATAATAGAATTAATATTAGATGAAGATAGTGAAGGGCTAACAGGAATCGAAGCAGTTAGCATAGTCGAGCTACCAGCAATAGAATCTGACTTTGTAGCACTATCAGAACAGGAAATTAAATTAGCTAAAGTAGATGGTGAGAAGCGTTTATTAATGGGAGCGGCTTTAATACCTAACAAGCCAATTTTTAGAAAGAATGGAGACAACACTTTTTACGTTTACTTTTCTGAGAAAACAGTAAGAAGGGCAAGCGAATTATTTTTCCAAAACAGTATGCAGAACAACGCAACCTTAGAGCATGAAATGGAAATTAACAACTTAACTGTTGTTGAATCTTGGATTGTAGAAGATACTGAAATGGATAAATCTAAAAAGTATGGTTTAAGTGTACCTAAAGGAACTTGGATGATTTCAATGAAAGTAGAAAACGAAGACGTTTGGAAGAACTACATAGAAACTGGCAAAGTAAAGGGTTTTAGCATTGAAGGTTTTTTCGCTGACAAAGCACAAGTAAAAGACCCAAGTTTAAAATCTGAATGGAGTAAAGAACTACAAGAGATAGAAGAAGCTGAGGCTGAATACATGCTTAATGATATTAAAGATGCTTTAAGCGGTGAAAAAATAGAACTTGAAACATTTAATGACTATCCACAAGCAGTAAGTAATAATGCAAAGCGAGGTATAGAATTAAATAAAAAAGTAAATAATAAATGTGCTACACAAGTGGGTAAAATTCGTGCAACCCAACTCCGAGACAAAGAAAAACTCTCAGTTCAAACAATCAAAAGAATGTATAGTTATTTAAGCAGAGCGCAAGAGTATTATGATGAAGGAGATAAAGAAGCGTGCGGAACTATCTCTTATTTATTGTGGGGTGGTAAAGCTGGTTTAAGATGGTCAGAAAGTAAATTAAAACAAATAGAAAATGAAAAATAAAAGATTTAAAACACCAAGTAACTCAAGTCCAAGCAATAGCAGAAGAGGTTGTTTGTGTTCTGATAATACTTACAGCAGCAAATGTTGTGACGGAAGTTTGCAAGCTCAAGGCATTGGAAACATAACTGGAGAAACATTGTCTAGTGATTGGAATGGTTATCTTGTTGCGGCTTGTTCCGACAGTCACACTCGTCACGTTCATATTCATAATACTGTATTAACTGTTGGAAAAACTTACTATTTAACTCTTGAAAATAATCATAATGAATGTTACACTGTAACCTCTGCGCATCACTCAGAAGGAATACATGTGAATTCTGCTTCTGAATTTTATGATAACTGCGCAGCTTGTGAGGCTGAAAACCCTTAATAAAAAATAAAGTTGCAAAAAAATATAACAGTTAACGTTTTCAAACGTTTATAGGTATATACTCAAATTATGAAAGCAAACGAAATACTAAACAAAATAAAAAATATTGTTGGTGAAAAAGTTGAACTTTCTGAAAACAAAATAGAAATGGCTGAAGTTACTTTAGAAAATGGAACTGTACTTGTTGCAGAATCGTTTGAAGCTGGTAATTCAATATTCATTAAAACAGAAGATGAGCAAATTGCTTTACCTGTTGGCGAATATGAGTTAGAAGATGGTAAAATTTTAGTTGTTGTTGAAGAAGGTTTAATTGACAGTATTAAAGAAGCTGCTAAAGAAGAAGAAGCAGCTGAAGAAGAACTTTCTGAAGAGTCTAAAGAAGTTAAAGAAACTGAATTAGAAGAAGAAGAAAAAGAAGAAATGAACTACGTTACTAAAGAGGAGTTTGCATCTGCTGTTGAAGAAATCAAAGCAATGATAGACGAAAAACTTGGTAACAAAGAAGAAATGAAGGAAGAAGCACAAGAAGAAGTTAAGGAAGAAAAAGAAGAACTTTCTGCTGTTGCTCCTGAACCTGTAAAACATAATCCTGAAGCTGAAGTTGATAGTAAAATGAACTTTAAAATTTCTGAAAACAGAATTAAAACAACTAAAGACAGGGTTTTTGATAAAATTTTTAACAATAATTAATATAAAATAAAATGGCAAACGGAAGTTTAAATAGTCTTACGACTACATACGCTGGTGAGTTTGCGGGTAAATATTTATCTGCTGCTTTATTATCAGCTAATACTATCGACAAAGGTGGTATTGAAGTAAAACCAAATATTAAGTATAAATCAGTAATGAAAAAAGTTGCAACTGGTGCTGTAATAGCAAATGCAAGTTGTGATTTTACAAGAACTGACGATGCAGTAACAATAACTGAAAGAATCCTACAACCAGAGGAGTTTCAAGTAAACCTTGAATTTTGCAAAAAAGATTTTGCTGAGGATTGGGAAGCGGTTTCAATGGGTTATTCTGCATTTGATAATATGCCACCACAATTCTCTGATTACATTATCGGACACGTTGCTGGTTTAGTTGCAGAAAAAAATGAGCAGTCAATCTGGGAAGGCGTTAACGCTAATGCTGGCGAGTATGATGGCTTGGCTACTTTAGCTTTAGCTGATACTGACGTTCTTGATGTAACTGGAACAACTGTAGATGCTGCAAATGTTGTTGCTGAATTAGGTAAAATTGTTGATGCAATACCTTCTTCACTTTATGGTAAAGAAGACGTACACATTTACATTTCACAAAACATAGCGAGAGCTTATGTTAGAGCTTTAGGTGGATTCGCTGCTACTAATAGTGGTGTAAACGCTCAGTCTCACATGTGGTACGGTGATGGCGCACTTTCTTTTGATGGTGTTAAATTATTCGTTGCTAATGGTCTTAATGATAACACTGCAATGGCTGCTCAGAAATCTAACTTATTCTTCGGAACTGGTTTACTTTCTGACATGAACGAAGTGAAATTGATAGACATGGCTGACATTGACGGTTCTCAAAACGTAAGAATTGTAATGAGATATACAGCTGGTGTTCAATACGGAATCGGATCTGATATTGTTCTTTACCACGTTTAAGAAATAAAATAATAATTAGGGAGCTGTAATGCTCCCTTAATTTAAAATTAATAACAAATGGCTTGCGATTTAACACAAGGTAGAAAAGTACCATGCAAAGACGTGATTGGCGGCATAGTTAGAGTTTACTTCATTGACTATGGAGACTTAGGCGCTGTAACTAAGGTTGACGATGAAATTACTGTACTTGCTGGGACTTTTAACGCCTATCAATATGATTTAAAAGGAACAAATAGTTTAGAAACTGCTATTACATCCTCAAGAGAGAATGGAACAACATTCTTTGAAGAAACATTAACTTTAACTTTACCTAAGTTATCTAAAGAAGATAATAAGGAATTAAAACTCATGGCTTACGGAAGACCTCATATTGTTGTTGAGGACAGAAATGGTAATTGTATGTTAGCTGGCTTAGAGCATGGAATGGATGTTACAGGCGGCACAATTGCTACTGGCAGTTCTTTCGGCGATATGAGCGGTTACACATTAACACTCACAGGGCAAGAATTAGAACCAGCTAACTTTATTGCTGGAGCTATTGCTGGAAGCCCTTTTGAAACTGCTGCTACAGGAGCAACAATAGTTTTAGGTACAAATAGTTAAAAAAGACGCGATTAATATAATTGTGTGATTCATAATATATAGTTTGATTGAGGGGTGGAAGTGATTAGCCACCCCTTTTTTATTTAAAAATATGCAAATATTAACTACAAGTGGCACACGAATTATTAACTTTATACCAAGAGAAACAATAACTGGTAGTAAAACTTATAAATTAGTGATAAAATCAGAAGCTCAAAATAAAGTTATAGCAACAGATAATGATGCAACATTTTCTGAACTGGATTACTATTACCAATATTCAACTACACAAGCATTA